TAGGTTCTATGACTGGCTAGACCACTCAGCAGAATACCAATTTTTAGGCTTTGGTGATGGGTCAACATGTGCATTTCAGTTAAGAAAAATATATGTGGACCAGGAGCTTGACCTTGCAACTTACAGGAAGATTAGCAAGCCTATTGCTGGTACTGTTACAGCATATTTAAAAACTATTGCAGACACAACATTGTCAGTGCCGACAATTCAAAAGCAGATTGCTGAGGATCCACCGACAGTGGTGCAAAGTGCAAGCGTTGATTTAACAACAGGCATTCTGACATTGCCGACAGCTCCCGCAGTAGGGCAAGCTGTCATAGCTTCATTTGACTTTGATGTGCCTGTCAGATTTGATACTGATGAGCTACCCGCCTCTTATGAGAACTACAAAAATTATGGCTGGGATAATATTCCTGTCATTGAGCTTTTGTTGTAGGAGGCAATCATGGCTAATGCATTATCAATATATGGCGGTAGCGTTCACGCCAATGCACAAGACGGCACACTCATAACAAATGAACGAAGAATATCATTGTCTGGTCTGCGTAATGGTTCTGTAATTGGCATGTATGCTTTTAGAGCCTCAGCAGACAAGCCAGCTTGTGTCATTAAAGGTACGATAGTAGGCACAGAAGCCTCACAATACAAATTGAGTGCAGATGGTGCCAACTGGTCTGATAAGCTTGAGGTGCTTTATGTAGGTGACTACAATGTGCTTTTTTATATCAAGTGCAACATACCAGAAGAGGCAAGCTATGGCACTAATAGCAATACTTACTTAGTTATTGAATATAAGGGAGGCGTTTAATTGTGCTTAGGTTTTACATGAACGGAACAGCGGGTGCTAAAGATGGCACTGAGATATCAAGCAATACTCTTTCTAACCCACTCATTGCAGATGGTTTCTATCCAGCTTCTGGTGTAACTGTCAGCAAGGACATTACTGTTTGTATTCGTGCCGATTCTGGCGAGACATGGAAAAGCGTAGTTATTGCGGTTGTGTCAACAGGAACAGACGAAAGAAGTAAGTTTGCTCTAAAGGCAGCAACCAACGGAAAAACAATTTATTTATATCCTACCTCATCAAATTTTCCAGAAGATAAATTCCCGTTCTTTCCAGAAGTCGGCGACACAAATCAAACTTTTACGCTGACAGTTTCAGCTAGCGGTGACGAGAGTAATTCTCCTGATACCACACAAAAATTAATGGTTATTGGAGGTGTTCAAGTATGAGCATTAAATTATATTTAAACGGAACACCAGGCGGAACTGACGGAACTGAGATTAATTCTCTAACTTTTAAAAATTTGATGGCATATTCAAAAGGCATTGGTAGCTCAAATTCTTACAATGCTACCACAATATTGCCTGTTTGCTTGAGAGAGGAAAGCGGTAAGACTGCGACAGATGTAAAGGTACAGGGAATTATAACAGACGCAGTGCAAACATATTGCTCCGGCTATGGATATTCAACCTATCCCACTGATGGCTTTAGCATGTATAGTAAAACAAGTGGCTCAATAGGCGGTGTTGGCAGTACAAATGTATTGGTGTTCCTAGCAATATCAGCCAAAGCCAGTGTGGCAAGCGGAACAAATTTATTTTCAATATCTTATGTTGAGAATTAAGGCGGTGCAATCATGCCAGAGTATACACTAAGCATTTCTGGTCAAGTGACACTTAATGATGTCAGCAGTATTGTCCGTTATGGAGATATCAAGCGCACCTATACAGTGGGCGGTATATCAGTAACAGGACAAGCCACTCTTAATGAACTTGACAGCAACGCTTATTTTGGTGATTTAAGACGAGTTTACACTGCTGGTGGCATAAGTGTTAGCGGTGAGGCTGAACTCAACCTACAAAGTGATTTTGCTCATTTTGGAGACATTAGGAGAGTATATACACCGGGCGGTCTTATTATTTCCGGGCATGCAAATCTTAATGATGTTGCTGACAATTTCCGCTTTGGCGACTTAATGAAAATTTGCTTTGTTACTCTTGAAGATATCACCGATAATTGGCCAATATTGTTAAATGTCGCACAGCTTGATACTGCTGTGTCATGGTTACAGGACGCAGTCACAACTATTGCATGGTGCTGGAAAATCACAAGGCAAGACGGCACTGTGATGGGTTTCACTTCTCATGATGTCGACATTGTTCTTGATGGCGTTACTTACAAGGCAAAGACAGGCTTTGCACCTACCGCAGTCAGCACATCTGACGACATGAGTGTCGACAACTTGGACGCTGACGGAATGATTTCTGACGAGAGCATTACCACAGAGGACCTGCGAAGTGGTCTATATAACAATGCTGACATTGAAGTGTTCTTATGCAACTATGAAGATTTGACAGAAGATATATTTATCTTACGCAGAGGTTCCATTGGTGAAGTCAACTATGGCGACAACAAGTTTACTGCTGAGATTAGAGGCTTGATGGAGGCATATTCCCAAAAGTCTGGCAAGATAACATCTAAGTCTTGCCGTACCTACTTAGGCTCCTCACTGTGCAAGATTGCCATGTCTGCATTTACTGAGACAGGCACAGTAACCGCAGTAGATACAGATGGCTTTTATATCAGCAATTCCCATGAAGCAGACTATTTTACTTATGGCGTAATTACTTGGCTGACTGGTCTGAACAAGGACACCGAGATAGAAGTCAAGAAGTACAGCTCAAATGGTTATGTCGAGCTTTTCTTGCCTATGTCTCATAATGTCGGCATTGGTGATACATTTTCTATTGTTGCTGGGTGTGATGGCAATGCTACCACATGCAGGAGCAGATTTAATAATCTTACCAATTTCCGTGGTGAGCCTTATACACCGGGGAATAATTATGCTGTCAATTATCCTGTCAGCACTGCTGGCAACATTGTGTCAGAGGGTGAAAGCCCGAAGCGTGCTGTTTATGACTGGGGAGATTAAACATGACAAGAAATGAAATTATAAAAGAAGCTCTTGAGTGGCAAGGCACCAGATGGCAACATCAAGCCTCTCTTAAAGGTGTCGCTTGTGACTGTGCCGGTTTCGTGCGTGGCGTTTACAAAAATATAACTGGAATAGATGTACCCATTGAAGTTGACTACCCGGCTACATGGCACTTGTTTCAGAAAGAGGAAAGGTGCTATAACACTTGCAAGAAATATTTAACTGAAATAAACATCACTGACATAATGCCTGGTGATGTTATTTTATTTGCCTATCGCAAGTCTTTTGTTGCCCATCACATGGGCATAGTGTTGCCTAACAATAAATTTATACATGCTGACCAAGATGTCGGACTTGTGCATGTAACAGCATTTGACGACACTTGGAAAAGTCGCATGAGGTATGCTTTTAAGTTTAACGAGGTGAAATAATGGCTAGTTTATTCTTACCAATGCTCGCAACCAACCCCTATACGGCTGCTGCCTTAGGTCTGTTAGGTGCTGTCATTGATAATGCCTTGATATCCTCAATGTCAAGCGGTCAGACAGTAGAGCAAAACAAAATGTCTGACCTTGATTTGCAGACTTCTACCCTTGGTACCGGCATTGCTAAGTGTTATGGCACTTGCCGTATTACTGGCAACATTATCTGGGGCACTAAGTTTACTGAACATATTACCACATCAACGCAAGGCGGTGGCAAAGGTGGCGGTGGTTCCAAGGTAACGACTAAGACATATACCTATTCCTCCTCATTCGCAATCATGATTTGCGAGGGGGAAATTGACAGCATTGTCAAGGTCTTTGCAGATGGCTCCGAATTTGATTTGTCGAGTGTTGACTACCGCTTGTATAAGGGCACAGAAAGCCAACTGCCGGACGACTTCATGGAAGGCATTGAAGGTACTGGAAAGGTTCCGGCTTACCGAGGCATGGCTTACATTGTTTTTAGGAACATGGACTTGACCAACTACGGTAACCGCATTCCCTCTTTTAGCTTTATAGTCAAGTCACTAACCAATAATGTGAAAGACATTGTTGAGGATATTTCAGCAGACGCTGGCTTGATTATCAATCAAGATGTCAATGTAACCAACTTGAGCAGTCTGTCAGTAGAAGGCTTTTCCAGAACTGGTGACCAGACATACAAAGAACAGATTGACGGCTTGCGGACTTGCCTTATTTTTGACGGAATGGAACGCAGAGGAATTGTGCTTTTTAGACAGAGAGATTTTAACAATGTTATCCCGATAAATTCGACAGACTACGGAGCTTACGAAAATTCTCCGTCTGACAACCCGCTTGAGACAACAGTCGCCCATGACATGGACTTGCCTAAAAGGCTCAACATCAATTATGTGTCAAGCGACAATGACTATCAAAGCGGTGTACAGTCTGCATATAGGCGTGTTACTGGTGCGACAACTGAGACAAGCCTAAGCACCAATGTTGTTATGAATGACAGCACAGCTAAGAGTGTTGCAGAGCTTAGGCTTTATGAAGCTTGGGAAAGCCGTACCACTCATAAATTTAGTGTATCAAATAATTATGGCTGGCTCTTGCCGGGTGACATTACAGAGGTAGTGCTAAAGAATGGCGACAGACAGCTTGTGCTTGTCAAAAATACCAACTACGGCTCTCCGGGCATTAACCAGATAACTGGTTGCAATGTGCATTCTGGCGTTTACCAAGTGGTGACAAGACCTGTTGACCCAACACCGACACCAATAGTCAATATTCCCTCAGAAATGTTTTACGCAATCATGGATATACCAAAGTTGCCACTAGACACATCTGACGGGGACAATTTTGTATACTATGCAACTGGTGCAAAGAGCTATTTCGGTGCCAATGTTTACCGCTCTTATGACAGCGGTAGCAACTACAAGATTATTGCACAGAACTCCAATCTTGGCATTATCGGTACTGCTGTAACCGCTCTAGGGAATGCAGAGCCATGGTCATGGGACAATGCCAATACAGTAGATGTCAATGTGCCGTATGGATCATTAGAAAGTCATACAAAGAGCGAAGTGCTTAACTATGCAAATGTCGCTTTGCTTGGCAATGAACTTATACAGTATAAGACAGCAACACTTATCAGTGAGGGAGTGTACAGGCTAAGCGGTCTTTTGCGTGGTCGCTTTGGCACTGAACAGTATACAAGCGGTCATGCAGTAAGCGAGAGATTTGTCATTATTAATACGACTGCAATAGCAAGTTTGCCTGTAAGCTCAGACAACTGGTATTCAGATATCTTGCTGAAAGTCGGACCAAGAAACAAGGGCATACTAGACAGTACATATAAGACGGCAACATTTAACCCTCAAGGTATTATGTCAAAGTCTTGGGCTGGCTGTCATTGTAAGGTTGTCAAAGATGGCAATACTTTCAATGTCTCTTGGACAAGACGGACAAGAAAAGACGGAACTTGGAAAGACTACTCAGATGTACCACTTAGTGAAACAAGCGAATTATACAGCATTGATGTAGTCGACAGCTCTGGCAATATTCTTGCTACAATAGGCTCCACAAGCACAGAATTTAGCTATACAGGCGCAAATGTTGCTGGCTTTAATATTTATCAGCTAAGTGATACAAGAGGTCGTGGCTGGCCTCTGAAATGGAGGATATAAATGAGCGAAGAAACCACAAATATAAAACTGCCTCACATGAGTACCAATCAGGCACAAAAAGAGACCACCTACAATGAAGCCATTGACAAGGTGGACTTTTTTGTTGCAAGGAAAATATTGGCTTTCGTTTCTGCTTTGCCATCTTCACCAAGTGAAGGTGACGGCTACATCTTAACGACCAATAACAACATTGCCCACTATCTCAATGGTGCATGGGAATATTACACACCTGCAGATGGCATGGACTTTCTTTGTGTTGCAGACCAGAAAAAATATATTTATAAAAATTCTGCTTGGGCTGAATATACGCCGAGCATTAAAGTCGGCACTGTAACAACTGGTGAAGCTGGCACAGATGTAGAGGTTAAAAACAGCGGAGACGATATCAATGCTGCCTTTGATTTTAAAATTCCCAAAGGCAACAAAGGTGATACTGGAGAGACAGGACCACAAGGACCGCAAGGTGTACAAGGTGACCCCGGCTTGAGTGATATTGCCACAACTGCCGAGGCAGAGGCTGGCACCAATGATACTAAAATCATAACTCCGGCTAAAATGCTGAACAAGCTTTCTGCAAGGGTGCAAAGAAGCTTGTCATACACTTGGGCAGAGCTTCACACTAAAATATCTGCTGGCGACTTTTCTGGTATTGAAGTCGGAGACTACAAGGACATTACTCTTACCAGCGGAACTGTAATGCGCATGGTTGTAGCCGGTATAAATACTTTTAAAGGTACTGGTTACGCAACTGGAGCAGACGGAGGTACTCCTAATCACATTGATTTTATCAGTCAAGACTGCTATCCGACTTCTCACACTGTCAATACAACGGACAACAATAACGGCAACGCAAGTCAGACCAACCCATTTATGGCAAGTGCCTTGTATTCTTGGCTGAATGGCACTGTGTCAGCATTACTTCCAAGTGATGTCACGGCAGTAATCAGCAACAAGTCTTGCTTGATGGCAGACAGATATGCTTCTGGCAGTGCACTTACTGACGACAATGGCTGGGCATGGAAAACTCCTGGTCCTCTTTGGCTGCCTAATGAGGTAGAGGTTTTCGGCGTAGATGTTTTCAGCACAAGACCATGGTCAGTAGGCGGTGGCGGTTGCAATAAGCAATATGAAATTTTTAGAAAATATCCAGAACAACTAATTAAGCATACAACTAATGGTGGCACTGCTCGAGCCAATTGGTGGCTGTGCTCTGCTCACTCTGGTAGCTCTACTCATTTTTGCATTGTCGGCGGTGACGGCGCTGCCGGCGCCGCACCAGCCACCTGTGCGGACATTTATGTGCCTCTCTGCTTCAGTGTAATCTAGCTTCTGACTTTATCAACCGCCCTTGGGGCGGTAAAAGGTGGTGAGAATTTGAGCGTATTAAAAAGAAATAGGTCAATGTCTCCCTTAGAATTTTTAAATCTTGCAATAAAGATAAGAGCAAACATAATCAATCTAGTCATGAATGAAAAATATGTAGCAAAGAGATGGAGACCAGTAATCACATTCCCTATGTGCAACATGGCACATGGTCTTATAAAAAATATCCGCACAGCTAATTCCATTATTCCCTTTAGAAATTCAGAAAATAAATATAACACTCAAGAAGCAAATGAAAGATTGCACTATCAAGATTTGTCCATTGCAGATTGTGAGCAAATGTTAGACATGTTGCAATTCATGATAGACGAAAAGCCAGCACTTATAACAAAGCTTTCTGCTTTTTCGGAAGATATTATCAAAGAGATAGCATTGTTAAGAGGCTGGAGGTTATCTGATATAAAGCGTTTTAATTCTTAGGTTAAAATATGTATCTCGAGCCAATTGGTGGCTGTGCTCTGCTCACTCTGGTAGCTCTACTCATTTTTGCATTGTCAACAATGACGGCAATGCCAACAACGAACCAGCCACCTATGCGGACATTTATGTGCCTCTCTGATTCCTTATTAATATGCCCAGACCTAGTAACCTTAATGGCGAAAGCAGAGGCTTTATGGAAGGATATTTTAACCTCTCCGAAAGGACAAATAGACGGAATGACGCTAAGAGGATATGTCCTTGTTTAGCTATCAGCGTTCCTATTTTTATTATGAGTGAATTTCAAAAAGTAATATCCTACGAATCTCTTTACAAGTCAATGAAAAAGGCTAGGCGAGGTGTTGACTGGAAACTGTCAATACAAAAATATTGTGCCAACTATCTCAAGAATTTTTACAGCGTAAGAAAGAGAATGCTGGCGGGTAAGCCGATAACAAAAGGTTTCGTTGAGTTTAATGTAAGAGAGCGAGGAAAGAAAAGGCACATAAGAAGCGTGCATTTTTCTGAAAGGGTTGTGCAACAATCACTTTGTGACGAGAAGCTTGTGCCGGAACTCTCTCGTCACCTTATTTATGATAATGGCGCATGCTTAAAGGGCAAGGGTGTAAGCTTTGCACTTAACCGGCTCTCTGTACACTTGCAAAAATATTACAGGCTACACGGCAACAGCGGTTATATTTTGCTGATTGACTTTCATGGGTACTTTGACAACATTGCACATAAACCATTACTGGCAGATGTTAGCAAATACATAACTGACAAAGACACTCTTGACTTGCTGAAAGATTTTATAATGCCATTCGGATATAACAAAATTGTTAAGATTGGCAATGTCAATTATAGCAAGGCACAAGGCAATTACAGTGGTAAGTCATTAGGACTTGGTTCTCCTATTTCGCAGATGTGCGCTGTGTTCTATCCTAACAAGCTAGACCATTATGCAAAAGAGAGATTGCACTGTAAATTCTATGGCAGATACATGGACGACATTTATATCATTGATGATAGCAAGGAACACTTGAAAGAAATACTTTGCGAGATTAAAAATATTTGCTCTCTTTATGAAATTACCATCAATAGCGAAAAGACAAACATTGTCAAGCTATCTCATGGCTTCACTTTCCTAAAAACAAAATTCAATCTTCTCGGCACTGGAAAAATACTTAAGAGACTTGAGCGAAACAATGTTACCAGAATGCGGAGAAAGCTCAAGAAGCTCAAGGCTATGAAAGACCGGGGAGAGATAACCATGCCGGAGATAGACAACTCTTATCATTCGTGGCAAGGCTATGCAAGCCATAAGAATAGCCACAAGACAGTCATAGAGATGGAAAAGCTGTATCAAAAATTGTTTGAGGAGGCATAGCATGGACACAGAAATGTCAGTTGAGCAAAAAGAAAAAGAATATGGTGAATTGGTACAAAATATTCTTGCCAATACATACACCATCAATGACCAGATTGCAATAATCAAGCATGCTCTGGTCAAAGGCACTGACACTGACGAATTTAAAGCTTTTGTTGAAGCCGGAGAAAAAGCCAAGACATCAGCAAAAACTTTTATTGAAGAAAAGTATAGTAAATAGTTTTACAGGGAGGTAGTCATGACAGAGCCAGATATTGAAATAAGGTTAGTCAAGCTAGAGCAAAAGCTAGACAACCTAACAGAAAAAGTCAGCGAAATGAGTGCAAGCAACAAGTCATACTCGGAAATGCTTGTTAAGTGTATTAAAGACATTGGTGTTAATGCAACAAGCATTAAGTCGGCTCACCACCGATTAGATGACATGTGGAAGTTTGTATTCTGGGCGACTGGCATAGCTGCCACACTTGTAGGTGTATTTGCCAGTATCTTTACCGCTTATCTAAGTAGGTGATTCTGTGGCTAAGATTAAGAGCTGGCTAGACCGGCACAAAACAATCAGGACAATACTCTTGTGGAATGGGTGGCCCACTGTCGTGTTGGTGCTATTTATCTTACAAGTCGTATTTGGCATTACTGTCTACTATTCTGGCTACATATATACATTTTTGACAGCAACAAAATTGCCCATAGAAGTTTTAAAGCATTATGAGGCATTGCTTGCCGAGCTTAGGCAATTTATACAAATGCTGACAGGCCCGACCTGCTTGACCGCTGTCATAGCATGTGCAAGATTTGTATATGATCCAGACAAAGACGGAGTGCCCAACATTTTGCAAGAGGAGGTGAAAAAGTTATGATTTGCGAAAAGAAAAAAGGTTGCGGTAAATAATTAAAGGCACACTTCAATGTGTGCCTTTTTTATTGCTCAAATATGCAAAAAAATATGCACATAAAATTGCAAAAAATATGCGATTGGAGATAAAAATGTATAAACCAAAAATGAAAAATTATAATCTTGATTTTAGAAGTTTAACAGACAGAGACAAGACAGACCAGCTAGTTATCCATCACACTGGTGATGGCATAGATGATGATTTAAGTGCCGAGGATATCCATAAAATACACTTGGCAAATGGTTGGGCGGGCATTGGATATCATTATGTAATCCGTAAAGATGGCACTATTGAAATTGGTAGACCTGTCGACTGCATTGGTGCTCATGCTGAGGGAGAAAATAATCATACCATAGGCATACATCTGAGCGGTAATTTTGAGATAGGGGAACCAACTGACGCTCAAATAGAAAGCACTGCAACATTAATAGCTTGGCTTTGCCAAGAGTATGACATTGATATTAACTCTAATAATGTTGTTGGACATAAGGACTTACCAGCTCCAGCCGGTGAAACAGCTTGTCCCGGCAAAAACCTATATAGCCAGTTGGAAACTATCCGTGGTAAGGCTATGTGGTATCAACTTAATTATGTAAATTAAAAACAATAGGGAAAGTACATACTGCATAAGAATTTCTTACAATGGGCGGGTGGGCATTGGTATGTACACAGATGAGGTGGTGTTATGAATGCGTTTTATCAAAAGTATAAAACTATTATTTATATCGTTGTTGGCATTCTGCTTGCTTTTGCTGTTTATGCCATTTACATGCAACGCACAGCAAATAACTTTGACAGCGGACGAGCAACAGAAGTTAGTGCAGATATTTCAGAGGCTAGACACGATAGCACAGACGCTGGACGAAAACTCGACAATGTCGGTGAGCGACTTGACAGCACTCGGAACAGAATTACAGACATACAAGGAAACATTGAAGGTGTGCAAACAGGACTTGGAAACAGCCAAGACCGAGTTGACACTGTCAAAGACAGAGCTGACGGAAACAAAGCTCTTATATCAGAAAGCCGTAGCCTCATACGAGAGGGCCTTGACCTCTTACAAAAAGAGAGTAAGAGTGCTGACCAACCAGCGGACAATTTACCAAGGGACAACAGCTCTGTCAATACTGCTGATATTGCTCCTGTAAAATAACATTTTCCTGCTTAGGAGTGGTTGCTCCGGTGTCCTTACCCTCTAGCCGTCAACCCTCAAGGGGTAGCTTTGCTACCTCTGATTTGCAAATAAAGCCTACCTATTATATATGGGTAGGCTCTTTTTTTATGCCATTTTGGGCAAAATAAAAAGCCCATCAAATTAATGATAGGCTTATCTTGTGGTCTGCACTGCGTTCCATGCGAATGCGGACATTTATGAGCTTGAATGGTAGCGCCAATGAGAATCGAACTCATGATTTCGCCTTGAGAGGGCGACGTCTTAGCCTCTTGACCATGGCGCCATATTAAATTGGCTCCGGGACTAGGGCTCGAACCCAGACTAAAAG